GTTCCAAAACTCCACAGCAAGTATTATTACTGTGCCTGCAAAAACTAAAGTTGCAGCTAACGTAACAAATAATGGAGTTGTTACTCAAGTAATATTTGAGACAGACTCTGCAGTCACTGTTCCAGCTAAAGCTGGAGGAAACAATGGTTCTGCCACAGTTATAGCAACACAGGGTGAGACTGTATACGATGAAGTTATTGGAACATCTGATGGCACTGCAAATCAAGAGTTTGAACTATCTGAAACCCCAGTTATTAATGGAAGTATAAACATAAATGTAAACGGAGTTATCTACACTGAAGTTCCATACCTTGTTGATTACAGCGGATATGACCCTGTGTTCTCAACTTACACTAACTCTGAAAAAACTACGTTTATTAAATTTGGAGATAGCATCAGTGGGCGCATCCCGCTAAACGGAGTTCAAATGACCGCTACCTATAGAGTGGGTGGAGGACTTCTAGGAAACATTCCTGCTAATACAATTAAATTTATTAAAACAAATGCTGTTGCTGGACTAACAGTAAACAACCAAGACGTAGGTCTTGTATCTGGAGCAGCGGCTGGCGGAGCTGATGAGGAAGCCACAGACTCTATTAGAGTAAACGCTCCTAAATCTATTAGGGCTTTGAACCGCGCTGTGTCTCTTTCGGACTACGCCTCGCTTGTTATTCAAGTTGCTGGTGTAGCTAAAGCAATATCTGTGGCAGATGTATATAGCAACGTAAACGTGTACTTTGCTCCTTACGGAGATAGCGGGTTACAAAGCGACGGGGTTACCTCATCACTTGTCTTTAATAATTTAAAAACTGAAATTGAAGAATACCTAGTTGATAAAATCCCTGCTGGAACAACCGTAACTTTGCAGCCTCCTTCATATGTTCCAGTAACTGTTTTGGGAAGCATTATTGTTCTTCCTACCTACAGACAAGACCAAGTAAAGGCAGCTGTTGAATCCGCTGTAAAAGAACTGTTTGAGTTTGACAACGTAGTGTTTAATGATTACATCGGTTACACAGATGTATTAAAAACTATGGACTCAGTTGAAGGCGTTAGCCGCGCTAACTTACAAAAACTAGTAAGAACAGCTAATGACCAAACATTTACTGTTAGCAACAAGGCGTATACAAGCACCACAGGAACTCTAACAACTTCTGTAAACCACAACATTACGGTTGGTCAAATTATCAGCGTTTCTGGTGTGGACAGCACCTTTAATGGCGTATATAGAATAACTGGTAAAACTAATAACACGGTTACCTTTGAGCTTATTACAGGGGGTACGCTGTCAACTACCGCCGCTGTTGGTTCAATTACTGTGTACGAAGTTAACGATATTGAATGCGGTAAGAGTGAGTTACCTCAACTATCGGCCTTAACAGTCGCTGCTTCTGGAGGTATTGTTATCTAATGGCACGTTATGGTCTTGATTACTATAGCTCTAAAGATTTTCCTTTAAGCTATTACGGTCCCGACTCTCCAATAAGTTTTGTTGCAGAAGATTTCAATGCTCAATCTGTGGGGTACGGAGAACTTAACCTAACTTGGATTACCCCTACTGGAGCCTGGGCAAAACTTAAAATTGTTAAAAATAAATACGGCTACCCAATTAACGTAAACGATGGTCAAACTATTTTTGATACCACTAGAGGTAACGACCCTCAGTTTTACATAGATATTAATAAACCTACGGAACCTAAAGTGTTTTATTATTCTCTTTTTGTATTTGAAACCACTCAGCTGTCTTGGGTTTTAGCTGGACGTACAACAGGACTATCTGTTTATAACTACGGAACAAGGACACGTTTATACGACTACGTACCAGACGTAATGAAGCTAGTGTCTCCTTATTCCGCTGGCTCAGGCACAGACAACAAAGACCTAAAAGACTTCTTATCTGTATTTGGATTTAAGTTTGATTATATAAAGTCTTTAGCTCAACTTTCTAAAGAAAAATACGACACTGAAAAAACTGTGGGGGTTCTTATTCCACCACTACTTAGTCAGTTTGGTATCGCTTATGAACCTGAAATTGGTTTTGAACGCTCACGCGTACTTCTTAGAGATGTACTTTTGATTGAAAAAACCAAAGGTAGCCGCGACGGTTTAAAGAGTTATATAAAAGGGTTTACAGGTTGGGGAGTTCCTCAGCCAGACGCCACTACCCCTAACCCTTCTACAGAGGGCATAACCGTCAGTCATAACATCATGCTTGACTACAACGACTCGTCTTTTGAAGAGGGTGTTGGTCACTGGACCTCTCCAAACTCTTCTGCTCTTCTTTCTCAAATAGCGAAAAAAGAAATAACGCAACTCTCCATTACAAGCAACATCGCTAGATTAAAAATAGGCTCACACGGCTATATTAAGAAGCGCTTACAACTTTTCTATTGAAGAGTTTCCTTACATAGTTCCTAAACCAGAACCTTGGGTGGAAAACACAACACCTGCTTTATTTCCAAATAAAAGAAAGGGAGTTTTAGCTATTAAAAATGCTAACGCAACTAACCCTTCTGAAATTTTTATATCTTGTGGAGACGCTAAACCTGTAACTTTAGGTATACCTGTAAAAACTGGGTTTCAATATACTTTTAGTGGTTACACTGCTTCTAGCGGAACTGGTCGTTCTGTTCAGGCTGCAATTAAGTGGTACGACAGATTTGGTGCTCTAATGTCTACCACAACTGGAACTGGGGTTACTAACTCAACGGGCTCTTTTAGTGCTAGACCATTTGTAACTGATAGGGCACCAACACGTCTATTCTTAAACGCTATTACAAAACCTGGAAGTGGTTACGCAAACGGTTCATATACAAATGTTCCTTTAGTGTATGTTTCTGGAAAACAACCAACCATTACCCCATTAGCAAGCGTGTTTGTCGATGGTGGTGCTGTTGCATCTATATCTGTAACTAATGGTGGAGCAGGAGCAGATACTACAACTGTATTTACTATTGCTAATAGTAGTCTTGGTGGCACTGGTTCAGGGTTTGAAATTACTGTACACCGTGGTCTACAACTAATGCAACAAGCACTGTGGTTAGCGGAAGTGCGGAACCTAATATTGACTTCTATCAGATTACATCTAAAAGTGTAACGGGAGGAGTTGCAACCCTTACCACATCAGTAGTTCATACTTTTAAATCTGGCGACGTAGTAGTAATTGAGAACATGGGTTCACCATTTGATGGAACCAAAACTTTAAACTCAGCTGGGGATAACGTCTTATCTTTTGCGGTTACTGGCGGAAACGTTTCAGCAACAACTGCTACTGGGCAAATCTATAAGTCTGGTAATGCTCTAAGAGTAACTGCTTCAGGAACTACTCAAGTGTTGGTTAAGTCAACAACTACATCTGCTGACCTTACTAACATTCACTACCCAGGAACAGCCTACACATTTAGCGTGTACGCCAAGGCAGGTCAGGCAGGGGTATCGGTAACCCCATCTATTGTTTGGTACAACAGCAGTAAATCTGTTATCTCTACCGCTACTGGTTCTAACGTAGCAGCCTCAGTAACTGGTTGGGTTCGCCCATCTGTAACAGCTATAGCTCCAGCTAACGCAGCTTATGCACATGTGCAGCTTGCTTGGGAGCCAGCTGCGCCTAGCCACTTTATATTTACAGATGCAGCTCTATTTGAAAATAGCTTCTTTGTATTAGATTACTTTGATGGCAGCACTGGATTTAGCTCTACAGCTGAGCTGTTCTGGGAAGGCAGCACGCCTAACGCTGGAAGAAGCCACTACTACAAAAACCGTGTGGCTATTGAGAAGCGCCTTAACGCGGGTGCCCTTGACGAGTACGTTGGCTTAGGAGCATCCTATGCCGTGTATCTAGCACAGCCAAAGACGTAGTAGGATGGTCCCATGCTGGACCTGATATTGATTGGTTGCTTTACAGGATTTCTGTTGGCTGCCGTAGAACCATTAATTTCTATTCTGAGTATTTTTATCAGCAATAGGATTATGAATGCTATTTCCTCAATTGTTTTTTCTAGTATTGCTACATGGTTAGTTGAAGTTTCAACTATCAAGGGAGTCGTACTATATGCCGTATCTGGTGCGTTTCTAGGCTCCGCCCTACTCGCAGCAGTGGAGCGTGTGGCGACATATCGTCCTGCCGTTGTGCAATCTTTAAGAGAGCAGTAGTATCGGGTCTCCATACAAGGAGGACCTATGTCTAAATATTTTGTAATCGTTGCTGGTAACGGCGCAACTAGCAGAGCAAACATAGAAGCTCTGATGGAAGATTATTATTATGCTGGTGGTGATGGCGGAACACTGCTTCTTCCATACACTGAAAAACCATCTCAAGGACAAGTGTTTGCTGCCCAATACTCAAAAGACAATGGAAAAGATATTGTTATCTTTGCTCCAGAGGGCGCGACATATGACAGCATTCCATCATCTAGTGTTGTACTAACAACAGAACCTTTTGCTGCCGCCGCTGATGAGGCTAAAGGAAATAACCCGTCTGCTTTTATTTTATGGGCAGATGAAGATAATGATTCACAGGTCATACTGACTTACTGCAGAGATGCAAACATCCCATGCTTTGATTTAACAAATGGCCTTGGACCACTAACTGCTACTGAAGACGCGGTTCCTATAACTACTCCTGTAGTTCCTAAAGGCCTATATGAGGGCGTTGAAGCGGTTGCCCGTATCTTTGCTAAGGTGTTGATTGAGGAATGGAAAAAAGCCAATGAAACCCCTAAGCCCTAAGGCCCTAGGTCTCCTCATGCACATACACTCCTTCGGGGCTCTACGGGGCGCTGAAGGCCTCTCAGAGGCATTTGAGACGGGTATTAAGGGAATCTACACAGGCCTACAGGAACTCCGCTCTAATGGCCTTATAGACCTGAATAAGGGCAGAGGCCAGACTGGTCAGTACTGGTCAGAGGTTTTGATTACTGAAGCTGGGGTTAGGTACGCTTCACGGTATGCCAAAAAGGCAGACGGACGGACATCCAAAAAGGCAGACGGACCGTCTCCTAAAATAGGCAACTCCATTTCACAGAATAGCTACTCAGCTAATACTCCGTATAGTAAGAGAGCTAATTCGATATTAAAAGAGGGTCGGACGGAGTCCGACGAAAGAGAAGAATTTGAAAAGGTGCCACTAAAGATTGGAGACCAAATGCTAGGAAGCACGCCACTCGACCCAGATGATGCCGATGCCGAAAAGAAAAAGTGGGAAGAAAAGAAAAGGGCAAAGCGCCGCGAGAACAAGGAGTCTCGTAGGGTAGATAAGATTAAACACATCGCCTCCCGCCCCGTTGAGGATTGGACTCCAACTCAGTTAGCAGAATACTTTGCTGACCAGATGAAACAAATGAACTGGCGCATTCCTGAGTGGACTAGTCGTAGTGCTTTCAAAGGTGCTATTGAAACTCTAAGAATGAACCACCACACCGATGGCGCTATTGAAAAGAAACTGATTGATAGATTTTTTTCTACGATTAGGCATGATAAGGGACTTGACAACCCCGACCTCATATGGCGTATGTTTATCAAGCGAGCACCGCAAATGCTTAATGACACAAAGGCTTCTTTAAGAACTGATGATGATGTTGTAGCATTACGAGAGCAAGCTGCTAAATCATGGGAAGGTCTAGATGTATAAACTAGAAGAACAAAAGATTCGTCGCCGTACTTGGATACAAGCAGCAAACATTCCTCCTGCTATGCAGGGTTGGATATTAGAGGATTGCGTAGAGTCTGACCCATCGGATGTTGAAAATATTCGCAAATGGATTACCGCTGTAAGTAAAGGCGTAATCATTAGAGCTACAGGTAATAAATCTTGTGGCAAAGGGTTGTTGTTAGATGGAAACCCTGGCAGAGGTAAAACAACGCTAGCCTTATCAGCTATTCAAGAGATGATGCTTAGACTTCCACTAGATGCTTTTGGTGTAAAGCCTGGGGATACTCTGATAAAACCTTGCTATTTCATGACTTTTAATGACTTTTTAGAGTTAAAAGGTTCCATGATGGATGACCCGACAGATGCTCAGGACACCCTCTATCATGGTGTCTTAGGAGAATGCTTGGCAGACGCCTACAACATTCGTATACTTGTTCTAGACGATGTTGGAAAGGAACATGCGGGGCTCTCTGGGTGGCAGAAGAATATGCTTCATCATCTTCTTCGCACTCGTTACAACAATGGACTACCAACTATCGTAACAACAAACGTAAAACTAGAAGATTGGGCAGGCCTCTACGGTGATGCGACAGAAAGTTTCGCACGCGGGGCGTTTGCTTACCTACCAGTCGTGGCAGAAAAAGGAGACCTACGTCGATGAGGAATGCGGTGAATGAAGAACTAAGACTAGTTCAGGTGTTCTTGAGTCAAACTCAAACCCCTGGACCTGGTATCTACGAAGTATCGGTTCAAGAAGGAACCGAGAGATTGTTCTGCACATGCCCAGGATTCAATGGACGAGGCTCTTGCAAACACACAAAGTTTGTAAAAGCCCGTATCGAAAACAATAATGGAAACTACCCTCTAGAGATTTCTAATCGTGCATCCAAAGATGATGCCGACCAAGCGCGGATATCTAACTCCAAGTTCCGTGAATTTATTATTAAGTTCGGCAAGATAGAGGTATTCTAATCCCGTGAAGAACGGGGACATAAGTAACGAACTGCCAAAAAGAATACTCGTTACTACAGATATATTTTCACGCATTGAACTTACAAAGCAGCGTAAGTTTAAAATTATTCCTACCATAAAGGTAGATAAAAAAATTGATAGAGGCGTGCTTAGTTGGCTATACCTGTACACATCTAGGACAGGGACAACTCTAGAGCTTATTTCTTATGAGCTTAATGAAACTGATTTAGAAAAGTTTGTTGATGGACTTGACAGACTAGGTACCAATCCATTTAGATACTTTACGGCATACCAATCGGTACAACACTTGGTGCAAGAGTTACCACTCAGACCCGAGGTTGTTGGTGTCGTTGATATACAATCAAGGATGCTAATGTACGGGCACTGGGGACGTAACATAAACGAACTATGAATAACGAAACGCGACTACTAAGTAAAGTACTACAGGACAGGTCTATCACCGTACTGTTTGATAAAGGTGCGAGCGACCAGTGGTTTGTAGACCCAGAAAATAAAAACGTATGGAAGCTAGTACGCGAGCATTATTTTGCTTATGGAGAAGTTCCAAGCCTTGATGTTATTAATTCTAATTATCCAAACTACAAATTAGTTCAAGCACAGGACAGCCTTGAATACCTTGTAGATGCAGTAGTTGATGAGCGTCGCAGAGCTTCAACCATAAAAATGGTTGACACCGCTATCAAACATATAGAACAACAAGACCACGAAACGGCCTTACTTGCTATTCAATCAAGCCTCAGTCAACTAGAGTCTGATGGCCTTAGTGGTACCAGCGATTTAGATTTAACAGTTGATGCGCAAAAGCGTTACGATGAATACGAATACAGAAAGAACAACCCAGGGTTACTTGGAGTTGCAACAGGGTTTAATACTATGGACTCAGCAACGGGCGGGCTTCAAAATGGTCAGCTAATTGTTATTGTTGCCCCACCTAAAACAGGTAAGTCAACACTTGCTTTACAGATTGCTCAGAACGTTCACATGAAAGATAAACGAGTTATGTTTCAATCTTTTGAGATGAGCAACCACGAACAACTAACTCGTTACGATGCTATGAGAGCGCGTGTATCTCATTCTAGACTTATCAACGGTTTATTAACTCCAGAAGAAGAAGGTCGTTATAAAGCTAAGCTTGCCAGTATTGAAAAAATGCGAGAAAAGTTTTGGCTAGTTGATTCAGCTGCGGGTATGACCGTAACAGGTATCTCAAGCAAGATACAGGTTCTACATCCAGACGTTGTATTTATTGATGGTACATATTTGATGATTGATGAGCAGACTGGAGAAGCAAATACTCCACAAGCTATTACTAACATCACCCGTTCGTTGAAACGTATGGCTCAAAGGTTTAAGGTGCCTATTGTTATATCTACTCAAGCATTAAAATGGAAGATGAAAAAGGGACAAGTAACTGCTGACTCAATCGGTTACTCTTCTTCTTTTCATCAAGATGCTGATGTAATCTTTGGTTTGCAAAGAGAAGATGAAGCAGTAGATGACACACGTGTGTTAAAGATTCTTGACAGCCGTAACTCTGGACGCGGAGAAGTTACCCTTATGTGGGATTGGAACACGGGCCAGTTTAGAGAGCTTGAGAGCGATGACCTATGACATTAGAAGAGATGGAAGATACTTTAGAAAGGCTCGGACTTGAAGTCGTATCCACTAGAGGTTCAGAAATCCAAAGCTATTGCCCTGCACATGTTGAAAGAACAGGTCACGAGGACCGTAACCCATCGTGGTGGATTAACGCAGACACTGGTGCACATATCTGTTTTTCATGCCACTACAAAGGCGGACTGTTGTCCCTGGTTTCCTATAT